TCTCTGGGTCTGTGTTTATTCTTACTTCATTAAGTGGGTCTGTATAATCACACGGATCTGTATCTAATGCCGGCCTGATTATTGTTGGTTGTGGTATTTTATAAGTATTACATAACCTCATAAACTCAGATTCCACTATTTTATACTTACTTTCTATTTGCACTATTTGCCCCATTTACCATTTTTTACGATTGTTGCCATGATACCATAATTGGATACATCAAGAAATGCATCTTCCATTGGTTCACCATTTACTGCGGCTTCTCTATCACCCATCAACAAAGTTTTTAGTCGTTGTATCTTATCATTCATTCTAAACCATAAACCTGTTAATGATAACTTTACTTCTTCGGGTGTTTGTAATTGTGAACCAACACTTATGTTACCTGGACCATAATCGTGTTGCTTATGTAAGAACAATTCATATTGTTCTCGTTGTAATCTACGAAACTCTGCTGTCATTTGTGGCCATTCTTCTTCCATTAATGTTACAATGTCGCCGTGATCACCTGTTAAATAAGAATTTATTTCTTTTTTCTTTACCATTTTCTTTGCTCGATCTATTTGTTCTGTATATTCTACTTTTTTACTTGCTTCTTTTATTGCCTTTGGCATTTTATTCTCCTATACAATTTCATCTACTATACCATATTCTAAACATTCTTCTGCTGTCAAATATGTATCTTGTTTGGAAACTTCTTCCCAAAAATCTTGTGTCTTTTTTGTAACATCACCTAAAATACGATTTATATTTGTTTGTAATTTTTTCATATGGTCGGCTCCTTTTATCACATCTGAAGTTTTACCAACCTCGAATGCCGAACCTTCATGAACCATAACCGTTGAGTTTTGAGTCATTGTTCTTTTACCTGTTCCACATGCCAATATTACTGCAGCTGCAGACATACAGGCTCCTACACAATGAGTATTTACTTTAACTGGTAACGATTTAAAATAATCAATCGTTCCTAACATTGCATATACATCTCCACCATAAGATGAAACAACTAAATTTACATCTTTCTTTCCCTTAGTATATTGGATAAAATTATCAAACCTTGTCATAACAGAGTATAATTGGTCTGTATCTATTTCATAAGTTAAATACATAGTATTACTACCTAAATTAATACCCCATTCTAACTGTTTGAATAACATTTGTGTTTCTGTATCCAATCCTGGCATATCTGCATAATGTACTTTCAATAACCGTTCAAGATCACGTTGTTCTGACATACTTTCTCCTATTTTTTAAAGACGAATACTGGTTCATATTTATAACCATCTCCCATAACCGCCGAAAGTGTTAATTGTAATGTATCTTCATGTGTAAAACCTGTTTCTTCGGCAACCCTAATAGTTCCTTCTTCTATAAATTTATGTTTCGGTGTGTTAGCTATGTTGATTAACATATAACCACTTTCCTTTAATCCGTAATAACAATTTTCCATAGTTTTCCTCATAAATGTATTCATCCATTTATCTTCAGTAGGAAACTTTATATAACTTTGAGTTGACTCATCTGAATATCTTTCAGTATCGAAATAAGGTGGTGAAGTAAAACATAAATCGATTGATGTTTTTTTGGGAATAAAATCTTCACTTCCTTGTTTATATATATCAACTTTTTTACTTATATAAGAGAAATCTTCGCTCATCTGCAATAAACCCTTATAAGTTCTCGTAGATGGTTCAGTTCCTATGTAATGTTTAGTATTAGATGATGAAAGAAACCCTAATAACCTTCCACCCCAACCACTTGACATATCTCTTATAACTCCATCACCACCATACTTCTCATAAATGAGTTTGGCTGCTGTAGGACGAAAGTTGGATACTGATTGAGTACCCGTATAAATTTTAATGGATTGTCGAAGTCTGTTTTCGTGGAACTTATATGGTTCTGAATCTGGATTTTCTCCACCCCAATGCTTAAGTTCCCATTTCCAACACTTTCTAATAGTAGACTTAAATCCCTTATCATCATTAAAAGTTTCCATCGGAGATTTCATAGAATTACCACATTTAATTTCCCAAAAGAAAGGAAAGTATGACCATGCTAATCTTAGGGCGTGCATCGTTTGTATAATTTGTTTTCCATCAAGTATTGTAGAAACATCAAACTTTTGTAATTTTTTCATATGTTTATGTTTCTCATCTTCACGAATCTTATAATGTGGAAAACCATGCCTACGATAATAATTAAATATAACTTCTACTCCATAGTCAATATCCACTATGTCTATATTATTTACAACTCTATCAAATTCTAAATCATCTTCATCATAATCTACAAATTTACCAAGAGTTTCATAATTTACTCTTGTCATTAGGGTAGATTTAGTTTCTTGATTTCCTTTGGATCTGCTCCATATTTTTGGAGTATCGTTTTGAGATTGGCCTTGTTTTGTTCAGTCGCATAGAATATTTCTGCATATTCTTGTGCTTCTTTAAGACTTGATTCATAGTATTTTGCTATTATTTCCAATAACCACTTTTCATGTTTCATCTTCTTTTTTCCTTTAATGTATTTTAACCACTCTTTCTTCTTTGGAAGAATATCAATATATAACTTATATAAATCTTTTGGTTTAAGATTGTATCTCTGAATTTCATTTACTACATCAACATATTCAATCTTCATAGATAGAAACCTATGTATCATATAGTTCGACCATTGCTTCTTCTCTGTTTCATTCAAAGAATCCCAATACCCTTTGGTCTGTTTTTGAGTAATATGCGTGATGTGGTCAAATAACGATTTTGTTTTCAACTATAACCTCTTTTATTATATTAATAAATATAACATTATTTTTCAAAATTTAAATTATAATTCTACCCATGATGATGATAATTCTGTTGCTATTGTTATTTTTTCACTATCGGTTAATGGTGTTGGAGCATCAGGTTCTCCATCGGTTCCTGAAAAATCAGTTGGGTCTGCAGTATCATATATTGATAACGATCTTGATAAAAATTGATTCCTTGTTAAAACATTAACACCTGTTGGTAAATCTGATTCCACAGTATCATTATTTGTTATTCCAACATACGTCTTTCCATATTCATCACTTTCGATGCAATATGATCCACCTTCTAAAATAAATGATGGAATTTCTGACTCGATTAGATAATATTCAACAATTAACTTTGACATAATTTAACTCTCCTCTAACATTTTATTACTATCATTTTTATCTTCATTAAAAGAATCCAACATTTTTTTAATTCTACTTTCACTTAATTGTTTTTCTAATTCATTTTCTAATTCTATTCTTTTCAAATCTAACATTCCATCATCATTTAACATTGACAATTGAAATTCGGGATTTATTACGGGAGTTCTTTCCAATAAATCAATATTTTCCCAAGTACCTCGTGTAATACCAGTAGCATGAGCTTTTACTTGCCACAATACCAGTTTTTCAAAAAACCATTTCCAATATTCAGGAGTTTCTTTTTGGTATTCTTCATTTGTTGGAGCATCTCCACCATTCATTTCAATTAATTTCTGTCTCATTTCTTCAAATTTTGCAATCATAGCAATTTTATTTGTCATGGTGACATCTGATGCCTTCATCTGATTCCACTGTCTAGCCAATTCAATATCAACCCACTTATCATCTTCACCAAATTCACCAACAACTTTAGTTATTTCAACTCCTTCATTTAATAACTTTTGATATTTTTCTACATATCTTCTATTCTCTTCTCTATCTAATAACATTCGTCGAAGTTCAGTTAATGTCAAACTATATTGTCTCATTAGAAAATGAAAATTGTGTGCTAAAAAATTCCCTTCTTTTTTAATTGTAAATTTTTCTATATCAAAATCACTTTTAAGCTGTCCCATTTCAATAAATTGCCGTTGTAACTCCTCTAAAAAATCTTCAGTATTTTGACTTTTAGATGATCCATTTAAAACAATTTCGGAAACTTTATCATTTATCGAGTTCCATGTTTTATTACATTCTTTCATATTAATTATCTCCCTATATATTATTAATTGTTTTTCAAATTTAAATTATGAATTCCCACTATATCCCGCTGCTCCTCCGAATCCATGACGAGTATTGTTGTTATCTCCGGAATCTTTAGCGGTCACTGATGTAGTCTCTATAGGCCAGTAGTCTATGGTGTCGACACTTTCAGATGCACCCACTCCCATGGCCATTCCACATGAATAAAAAAAGATCTCATCACCAGAAGTTACGCCACCGTGTCCTCTGGCTTGTGTCAAATCTCCTTTATCAGCTGTATTACTAGCGGATGATGCAAGATCTAAATATTGTATTTCGTTTTTATAATTACTACCATCGTAACCACCGGCTATATTTCCAATTTCAGCTGAATTGTATCCGCCACTATTTGATGCTCCCATCGATCTCAATACCCCTATTAAATCTCCTCTATCACTTGCACTGGTAGAAGTCGAAGAATTTGACCAGTTTTCTATAATATTTTGAGTAGAGTTATGAGTTACTATATCATCTGCAATAATAGTACCATTTTTCATATCAATAAAATTATAAGTTAAATACTCACCTTCCATAGTCTCAATTTTATTGATTCTCACCCAACCGTCTTTAATATCTTTTACATAATCTCCCACTTTTAAATATCCATTTCCACCAGCATGATTTGGATTATGTCCATCTATAGTAGTCCAATCTTTGTTTTTTGTTAAAAATGGATGATTACCAGTTGGTTTTAATATTTTTCCGTTTTCTAAATGTAATTCGTAAACGTCATCATGAAGTTTAGTGTGTATTTCGTTTACTATATTTTTTACAACTTTCTTATTTCCTACGTCCCAAACTAAAACTTTATCACTTAATTCTATATCAGATATTTTTTTATATGTTCCATTTGACATATTAATTAACTGGTTTGGAAGAAAACATGCTGTGTTCCCTCCAACGTAGAAACTATATGTAGTACCACATATACCTCCACCAAAGGATTTTGATTGAGTTAGATCTCCGACATCACTTGAATTTGCACCTGTAGTGTCACCATTAAAATATTGTATAACATTTCTTCTTCCACCGTTTTGGCCACCGGACTGATAAACATATGGATCTCCACCGTAATTATTAGATGTATCTGGCATTTCTGTAGTTCCAGATCCAGCTTGACATCCGTTATATAAATCTCCGCTATCACTTGCATTGCCTGTTGTAGTATCAGTCCCAAAATATGAAATCCAATTTCTAGGAGATGGATATCCCCCGAAATTCCAAATATAATCATTTGTACCGGCTGCACTAACATATTGTCTGGTTGCAATATCATCCCCTTTATCAGTTCCGGAACAGGCCCATGTTTGCACATTAAAATACGATATATAATTACGTCGAGTAGAATTATGAGTTACTATATCATCTGCAATAATAGTACCATTTTTCATATCAATAAAATTATAAGTTAAA